TCATGGCTTTTATCTACTTTTATAACCATTATGATACTATTCTACTAAATCCTTTTATTTTGTCAAATTTAATCACACTATTGAACTTATCATATAACTCTGTCTTATGAGATATAACAAATACATTAGCATCTTTGATTACAAAACGAATAATTTTTAAAAATTCGTCTGTACCAAAGTTATCAAGAGAACTATCAAAGATCTCATCCATAATTAAAAGGTTTGTGTTTACAGAGTTTTTAACTCTTGCAACTTCTCTCCAAGTGAATAAAAGTGCTAAATCAATACGCATCTTCTCACCTTCACTAAATGAAGAATATGAAAAATCTTCATGTATTGGTGATCTTACAGTTTCAATAAACTCTTCATTCAAAGTAAAGTTAATATAAAAATCCATCAACTGCAAGTAACGATTAACTTGTTGATTAATAAATGGTAGATATTTTTTAATTATTTTAGTCTTAACACCATCATCTTTTAGTAGAGAGTATGCAAAGTCGTGATATACAACCTCCTCTCTTCTCTCTGATGACTCTTCTAATGTTGTTTCGAGACTCTTAGTAAACTCAACTAATTTTTCATTTTCAGTACTTCTATTTGCAAGTTGTTCGGTAAATCTTTGAACTTCTGATTCCAGATCTCTGATCTGTCGTTGATATCCAGAAATCTGAGTATTGTTTTTAGAAATGCCATTGTTGAGTTTAGTAATCTCCTTTGATAATTGATTGAATTGACGTTCTCGGTTTTGCTCTTCTTTGATGGTCTTTTCAAGGTCATCATAACCTTTTTTAAGTTCCTTCGCTTTAGTTTGAACGTCATTAATTCTATTTAAACGAAACGATTCTTCTATATTTTGGGTACATGTAGGGCATGTTACATTTTCACTAAAGAACTTATGTTCCTTAGTTATTGTTGCTACCTTTTGACTTAATTGACCCTTATATTTGTTTAGAGTCTTTAACTTTTTATTCGCTCCTGTTACCTTTTCCTGTTCTTTAACCAACTCTACAACATCATTTTCTAACTTAGAATTATTAGATGCATACTCTTCCTGTTCATCAAGGAGAGTTGATATTTTGTCTTGTTTACCTTGAATATTTGCCTTCCCACGATTCTCTAACTCTTCAATAAACTTCTTTTGCATATCCAATTTATCTTTTACATTCTCTCTTGATAAATCTAAAACTCTTATCTCATCTTTCTGTTTTCTAATTTTTTCTTTGATTATTAAATTCATTGCTGAGAAGATACGAATATCTAACAAGTCTTCAATTACTTCTCTTCGGTTTGAACCTGATAGTTGCATAAAAGGAACAAAGGCACTACTACCGAGTATGACTATTTGAGTAAATGATTTGTAATTGACTTTAAGTATATTCTCTTCTAATATCTTTTGAGTTGCACGGTCATCTGCCTGTTTATGCATTTTCTGACCATCAACCTCTATCTCAAAGAGATTTGGTTTCATACATCTACGAACAAGATATTGACGACCATTAATATCAAACTCTACTTCGACTTGAGTATCTTTCTCATTTGTAGCATTTACTAGTTGAGACTTATTAATTTTACGAAAAGGTTTATTAAACAAACTAAAAGTCAGAGCATCCAACACTGTGGATTTACCTGTACCATTTGTTCCGACTATCAAATTCGTTGCATTTTGTTGGAAATCTATTTCTGAAAACTGGTCTCCAGTTGACAAAAAATTCTTCCATCTAATCTTTTGAAACGTTATCATTCTTAGGTGGTGGAACGACTATATCGTTCGGTGTGATCACAGCGTACTTATAATTATACAGCTTACACGTCTTTATGGCAACTGTATCTTCAATTTCTATAACATTTAAGTCAGTGTCCTCATCATCATTTAACATCATAGCATATCTTTCTGCATCATCCTCTTCTTCAAACATAAAGAGAACTTTTTCCCCATACCGATTTAGAACAGCATAGGCACCATCGTCCTGTCTGTGTTTAAGTGTTAGAAGATACATTAGTCTACCTCGCAAGCTTCGGTGTATATTTGTTGTAGAATTCCTTTAATGAGAGTTTTATCTCCTTCAAATTCAGATTCATCAATATAGCGATTCAATATACCTATCGTATTCTCAGTTTCCTCAACCTCAAAGTCCGAACTTTCGGTTAATACAAAATTTTCAATTATTTTTAAGTCTTGAATACCAGAGTTGTATAATTTATCTATAAATTTTTCAAATTGCTTTTGGTCGGTTTTCTTCTTTACAACGACTTTAACTATCTTATCTTTATATTCTCTAGTATCAAACAATTTATAATTTGTATCCTCATAGTAAATATTGTAAAATAGTCTGTAAGGATTGTTTACGGGTTTGTGTTCAATTGTTTTTGTATCAAAGATATGAAACCCTCTTGTATCTAAAACATCGTTCCAGAACATCTCATAAGGGTTTCCAAGATAATATATCTTTCCATTATCAGAACGAGTATGATAGTGACCTGAGTATACACGATAGAATTTATCAAATATCTTTGTATCCATTCCATGTTCCATAGTATGACCACGAGTGGCAACAAAACCGTTCAACTCAAGATGACCCATAATTACATCTGCTGATGTAGTGTCCATCATCTCAAGAGTTTGTAATTTATTCTCTTCATTAATCCACGGAAGCATTAAGATATCTAATCCACCAATATTAACAGTTGTTGGTTCTGAATAAACTTCAACATTATCATATTCTTTCAATAATAATTCAACTGTATTGACTTCATTTGTATCTTTATAGTATGCAGTGTGATTACCAACGATTGTATGAACAGTAATACCCATCGCTTGTAATCTGTCATAATAGTTTTTCTTTGTCCACTCAAGCGTTGCTAGGTCAATATTACGACGATTATCAAAAGTATCTCCCATGTCAACGATAGTATCAATCTTATTTTTCTCTAAGTATGGAAAAAAGGTGTTATCGTAAAACTTTTTGAAATATCTGTGTATGTAATCAGCACCTTTCCTTGCACCAAAGTGCTGATCTGTTATAATTGCTAACTTCATTTTTTCTTCTTCTGTGGTTTTTGTGGGTAATATTGGAAACCTTCGGTTTGCTCAAGCAAATCAGATATTTTAAATGTTATCATTTTATCCCAAGGTGTGCCATCTTGATCCATCAATACAGCAGCCTTTTTGCCCTGTATTCTTTGAACACATCCAACATATCCTCGATAGATTGAATTTTCATCTATCACCTTAACTGTAGAACCTGGTAAAATCATCTGTTACTTGACTTATATTGGATATTATCTTTAATTGTATTATAATCAGAACTACTACCTGTCATTGCACCATCATCCACGGTCATCACTTCTTCAAATCCTGTCTTTTCAATTATCTTTGTTTTAATTTCTAATTGTTTCTTTTCTTTTTGTATTCTTCTTAAAAAGGCATAATGTATTATCTGAGTAAAGTAAGCAAATGGATTTCTTGACTTCTCTGGGTCAAAGTTATGAATATACTGAACACAATTTTCAATACCATCAGATATCATATCATCACGAAACATATAGTTTACGAAGTTTGGTTTATATGATAAGTGTGTTGCAATCTTTAAAAAACAAGAACCTAAGTAATTTGTGATGCGTGGTTTCGGTAAATCATTCTCTGCTGCCTCCTTTACCTCTGCACGATATACGATTAATGCTTCTAACAGTTCACGATTATTTACATAATGCTCTGATTTTTTCTTTGCCATATACCTGACTTAATATAATGATATTATAACATAATTTATCAGACTTGACAACTCACTGAATTTTATGTACAATAACTCTGTAAGGGTTCAAGGGTTGTTAGGCTTATCTATATTATTCTTAAATATCTCTTCTAGCTTTAGACGAGCATCATGAACTGTATCTAGAAATCCCATTTTATCATTTAGAGTAACCTTACCATCTATTTCAATATCAATATCATCTTCATTTAAATATCGATTGTAAAATTTAATCATTTGTTCATCTGTTACTTCAGACATTGTAATAATTTTATCATACTTAATTAAAAATAAATCTTGATCTGGTAACTCTAACCAAGGTTTTACCTTAACATATTTTCCTGCAGGACTTGAAAGCATTTTCATTATCACTGGATTTGAAAGCATAATAATTGAGTCTCCATCATTCTCATCGACAGAAACAAGTGAGAAGATTTCCTCTCCTGTAATAAGTTTTAGAACTGCGTGAAATTCTTCTCCCATCATACTCCTAGATTGTAGTTGACAATGCATCTAGTATTACTATTTATAGGCTGTTTTGCTGCGTGAAATAGTCTACCATCAAATATAACCATTCGACCTTGTTTTGGTGTAACACTTTTATTAATTGTATATGTTTTAGATTCTTTTGTCTCATTGTATATGACAGTATCACCATCACTATCACAAACATAGTAAAGAGCAACTATGAACTCAGCTTTACCGATTATGTCAATATGAGGATTATCAATTGTTCCATCTGTATTAATTGGAAATTGTAGAAAAGAACGTCCTTGAATAACATTTAAATTTCTGAGCCCTAGTTTGAATCCAACTCTTTTTAGCATAGGCACAAATAATTCATGATAGTCACTCATAACTTTTCCTACTGAAT